TTTTGTCTCTTAATCTAAAGTTCTTTTGCTTTGCCCATAATTCTAAAAACTTTGATGGCGGTCTTTTTGTTTTAAAACTGTAAGGACTATTTGGTGCTTGTTGTCCTTTTATCTTTGCATTTTTAGATACTTGTGATGGGTCTGCACCTTTAACTCCTTTATCAACAAACAATCCATAATCAGCCATAGAAAAACCAACAATAGTAAATCCGTTTTCAGTTACAATTTCACCTTTAATACTATTATATAAGCCTTTAGTATTATTGTGTTTTGATTTACTTAAATTACTTCTTGATTGTTGAATAACATAATCACGAAATCTTTTTATAACTGCTTCCGTTTCTAACATTTGCTCATTTGATTTTGAATTATCATATCAAAAGTAACTGTAACTCCTGCCATTTTATTTTCAAATCTTTCTGTAAAAAATTCACAAGAAGGTGTTCCTGCTAATTCATAATCATCTCCAAATTTACCCATTCTTAAAACTTCCAAAAATCTATTAACTACCATTAATTGCGTATTTAAAACATCTTGTTCATTGTCATTACCTAAAAATATATCAGTTGTTAATGATTTACTTTCATCAACTATATCCATACATAATATAGATACATTGTAACTCCAAGTTGAACCTAAATAAGTTGCTGAATTAATTATAATATGGCTCAAAGGAAAGATTGTAAGCTTATTTAAATCAACTTTAAATATATCTCCAATAGTAACTGTATTTACAAATAAATCTTCCTTTAATTGGTTCTTAATTGCTTGTGTTATTTCGTAATAATGTGATGTCATCTATTCTGTCTTTTAATTAAATCAGATTCTATTTTTTGTTTTTCTTTTTCGAATGTTAGGTATGTTAAACATTGGTTAATTGGTAATCTTGTAACTTGGTCAAATCTGTTAAGGTCTCCTTGAGCAATAGCATAGATTGAACTATACCATCCCCATTTTTGTCCGAAGTTTGCAGTTGCAGAATATTCTGTACCTCCTTGTCCTTCTCCAAATAAGCTATCGTAGCTTTCAATAATTCGTTGCCTAAACTGTAAAAAAAAACCGTTGCACCTAAACAAACATCAAGCGGAGCAAACTTCATAACCTCTGCATATGTTATTGAACCATTGTAATCTTCAATCTCATACGTGCCATTTAAACCTTTCTTTTTAATTGGTCGATATAATACTGCCATTGCCTTATGCATATCATCCCAATCAGTAATATAAGTATCTAAATCTGTATATTCACCAAATGTCATTTCATCTAAATTAGGAATGAAAACAAATTCAGTACCACCCATTTTAAACGTAGGTATAAAAGAATGATTCTGATTAAACATATTTCCAATAGATGTAGTAATATCATTTACATCTTTATATTCAATCTGTGCAACTTCTTTTAAATCTATTCCACAAAATACCTGGACCATCTTTTGATGCAAAAATTCTGAATCTTCATTATCTTTAGCTATCTTTAAAAAAGCCTGATATTGTGAAAGTTTTATTTCACTTAATTTTGTTGGTATTGTAATCTCTAACTTCATTTGTTTATTTTTTTATAATAATAAAATAAAGTCATAATTGTATTAAACAAAAAAAAGCAACCATTTCTGATTGCTCCTTTCAACTATTAACTAACCTTAATTAAACTTCTTTTATATCTATTGCAAAGAATCTTTGTGTAAACATATCTTTGAATAATGTAATTACCATCTGTTCATTTTCTGCTATTATTTTAGCATACTCATAATCTTTTTCATTGTCGGCATATCTGTACCAACCTTTAACTTCGTATTGTTTCATTTTGTTTGTATTTTAAATGTTTCTTCGTAGTATTCATCATCATTTGAATTTCCAGCACCTCCGTAAAAAAAAGCTGTTTTAATCTGTTCCTTTTCTAATTCAAAGAACTTGTAATAATCATTTACAAATTGTCTACCTTCTAAAGTGTTTGTATTAAATAAAGCTGGATGCTCTATTTCTAATTGGCTAAATAATTCTTGGATTGCTGTTTTCATAGTGTTTGTTTTATATTATGTACAAATATATTCATTTTGTTTGTAATACAATACATTTAACTTTTATTTAACTTTTTAAATAAACACTTGCTACTTTATACATTTCCTGCATCTTTCTAATCTCACCTATATTTCTTGGCAAATTAATAACTACTTGTATATCTTTAACGTGATGTATATAACATTGTATAACTGCAATTATTTCACCGTAGCTCATTAGTATATAAAGTAAGTTCCTTTGTTTGGATTCTCTAAATATGATGTAGCTGCATATCTCATTGCATCTATTGCGTGATTATAAGCATCTATTGGTTTATTCATTTTAACTCCTGTTTTATCTACCATCCAGATATAGTTTCTTAATTCGTTTATTAGATTCTTACTTCTTGATGTAATATATATTTTGTTTTGATTAATTAAATTCAAGCCAAATAAGATGCTATCTTTGCCTTTACTAACAGGTAATACATTATGTCCATAACTATTCAACTCAGCTATTGATTTAGGTTCAGCACTATCAGCGTAAACAATATCATTAACACTATTTGCTTTTAATAGATTCGATATTTCACTATTCAATAATCCTTTCTTGTATATTACCTCATCAAATATATAAGCATCATTGTATTTATACATAGCAACTAAACTTGTTGGGTCATTTGAATAACCAAAATCCATTCCATAACATAATATCCTTGCTTCTGTTGGCAAATCTATTTCATTCCAATCAGTAATACATACATTTTCTAAACTACCTGTTTGTCCAAGTCCATATACTTGCCACCAATTTGCCCAATAAGAAGATGTTAATGCTTTTATTTTTGCTGATTCTATTTCTTTTATTATAGTATCACTTAATGCTTCATTATCTAAATACGTTAATGTAATAAAGTCTACGTTATCTTGTGTTAGTATTTCTTTGTCAACCCAAAAAGCAGAAGCAGGATTATAATCTAACCATATATCTCCAGATGTTCTAATTGCCATTTGGTAATAGCTTTCAAAGTCTATGTTGTTACATTCATTTACATATAATATGTTACGCCTTGCACCTCTTAACTTGTCAGGTTGGTCTACAGAAAAGAACTCTATATAACTACCATTAGCAAATGTATATTTTAAAGTAGATTTATTAAACTGTTCATCATTATATCTACCTAATGCCATTATAATCTTTAAGAAATCTTTTAAAGCACCTCTACGCAAATGTGGAATAGATTCAGATACAACACTTATTTCAAGCATTGGTTCTTTTATTGCTTTATCAATTAACAAAGGAAGTATTCCAAAAGTTTTACCTGCCGAAGTACCTCCTCTAATAACTTTAATACGTTGCTTTAAACGTGATAACTTCTTTATTGCAGTAGTTAATACAAACTCCATATAATAGTGTCTTAAATATCATCAAAATTGATGTTAAAGATAGGTTGCTCATTTGTCACTGTAATGTCTTTTGTTTCTCTTGGTTTACCTGCATAATAGTTATAGAATAATTGTGTGAATTTAAAGTCACCATTTTCTAATCCTTTTTCTAATGCCATAAATGCTAATGGTTCTAATGCTCCAAGTTTTTCTATTAACTTTACTTCTTCTGCTTTAGTACTTCTACCTGCATTTTCTCTTTTACCTCCCCAATTCTTTTTATTTTCCATCTTGAAATAATTTGTTTATTCAAATTAAAAATAAACATTTTTGTTTATTGTTTATCTTTAAATCCATTTTTCAATCTCATTAAATTATTTGCTCTTTCTTTTATCTCATTAAATTGTTGTTCAATTTTATTATAATATTCTTTAGGTATAGAATTATGTTTTGATTCGCACATTTGATTACAGTATAAAGCATCAGTAAATCCAGTATTTATAATCTTACTACACCAATGGCATAGTGTTGCACCATTACCATTATTAAATTTATGAATTGGTTTCATAATTTATATGTTTTTAATATTCTTATTTTATCCGATTTATCTTTTATTGTAACATAACCAACGGCTTCAAATAATTTGATATACCGGTATACTGTTCGTATGTTTACTCCAAGATATCTTGCTATTGTATGCATATGTCTTGGTTTATCTTCAAGGTACTGCATCAGTCTTATACATCTATACATTTTATGTTGATTCATTCTTCATCGGTTTTATATTCCCAAAAGTATTCACATTCTAATCCTTTATTAGGTGGTTTAACAAAATATGATTGTCTATATTTAGTTGGTTCTGCTTTATATCTATAACATATAGATGCTAATTCGCAATAGTTTCCTGAACACATTGTTATATCTGACATAGTTCTTTTTTTAGTTTAATAAAATCTTTGTTTGCTTCCCACCATTTTTTATTTATGGCTTTTATTTTATCTTTATTATTAGCTCTATATTCTCTCATATAAGCAGCGTGTTCTTCTTTTGTTTTAGTTGGTATGTATATTCCCATCTTATTTGTTTTTATTATGTTCTATTACTTTCATATTCATATCGTAGATAGCTTGTAAGCGTAGTATCATTACTTCTTGATGTTCTGTTCCTTTTGTTTCATTAAGAAGGTTGTTTAAGTGTTCTATTATTTTGTATTCGTATCTTGCTTTTTCCATTTGTTCTATTCTTAAATCACTTTCTTCTAATTTAATTTGTAGTTCTGATATTTTTAAATTTCTTTTTTTAAGTTCTAATCTTAACTGATTATTATCTTCTGTATTTAAAATGTTTTCTTCTTCCATTTGATTTATAATTGTGTTTTTTAAATATCTTAATTCATCATTAAACTTTTCGTACATAGAATAGTTGTTTAGTGAATGTATTACTGTTGCGTGATTTTTATTTACTGAATCAGCCATTTCTTGTAATGTCATTTTAGATTTAAAATGTTTAATTGAATGGAAATATAATGCTCTTGCTTCAATTATATTATGTTTCCTACTGCTTTTACAAACATCTATATTTGTTTCTTGAAAAATTATATCTTTTATTCTTTGTGTTATTTCCATTATAATTTATTTAAAGTACTCCTCTTAATACATATTGATTTAAATCTACATCACTATCTTCTCCAAAGAAGTATTTATAGTTTGCTATTCCTTGTTCAAGTTTTCTTTTTCCTTTATCGTAAAATTCATCTGAACATTCAAAGATACCAATATCTAAACTTCCTTTGTCTATACATACAAATACAAATTCATCTACACCAAACATTTCTCTATATAAATATGCTTGTAAATCATAACTGTATTTATCTGCTGAATATCTAAATTCATTTAATCCTGTAGTAGTTTTTAAATCTACAATCATATTGTCTTTTAATATATCTGCTTTTGCTCTAAAAGGTATTCCATCAATCATTGCTATTTCTGGAATTTCAAATTGTGCTTTAGACATATAGTGTACTGCTTCATCGTTTCTTAATATTGCATCAGCTAAACGTTCTGCTGCTTTAATTTCATTTGTAGTGTAAACTTCTAATCCTTCTGCTTTTGCTTCTTTGTATGCTTTTCCTGCTTTTGTTGCTACATCTACTATAGTTAATTCATCTATCTTATGTGGCTCTAAAATCATTGTATGGAATAGTTTACCATCTCTTAAAGGTTGTGTTTCACTTTGTCCGTACTTTGTAACGTACTTATAAGTTTTAGGACTTGATAATACCATTTTAAGACTTGAAGAAGATAAAGCTTGTTTGCCTAAATAACCATAGTAAAACTCATCGTTATACATATTATCTATTAGTTCTTGTTTATCCCAAATCTTGTTGTCGAATGTTTTAATTTTTGTTTCCATTGTTTATTATTAGTTTTAATATGTAATCGTATGTTGCTAATTCTCTTTCTGTACTATCAATCATTATCTTTAAATGTTCATCAGATGTTAAACTTTGTCCAGACATTAATTCATTTATGTATTGGAACAATTCTCTATCTAATCCCTGTACTTTAGATTGTATTGTAAAGTATGCAGCTTCATTCATATTCTTATTTTATCTAAATTATTCATTGTTTCATCATAATTCAATACGTCTCTAATTTGTTGAGCATAAGCTTCTGATTCATTCCAATCTTTTACTAATGCTTCAGCAATTAATTCTAATTGTTTACGTACATAAACATTGTCAGTTGTTTCTAAAATAGAAATGCAAGTTTCTAATTTGAATAAAATTTGTAGTTTGTCCATTTTGTTTGTTTTTAAAATTGTTATTTATTAAATGCAGTTTTTTTTGTACATAATTTACTTCCGTCTTTAAATTTAATTACAACGTGTGATGTATTAAATAAAACTACTTCAGCTTCTTTTCCAAAGTAGTTTACTATATCTCCTATTTTCATTTAATTAAATTTAATATTATTTCTAAATTGTTTTTTATCAAAATCATCAGCTTTTAAATAATAATTAGTAGCATTAGATTGTAAATATTTAGAAAATGCAGTAAGCATATCTTTTTCACTATTTATAATTAATCCTTTTAAATTAATATAATTTGCTAATTCTTGCATTATTTCTAATTGAGTTGTTGTAAATGTAATTTTCATAATTTGTTTTTTTATTTGTTGTTATCTGAGTACAAATATAAACATTATTTGTTTATAAAAAACATTTTAACATAAAATTAACACAAAAAAAAAGAGTAGTTATTTGCTACTCTTAATTTGACTTTTACAAACTGTAAACCTTTGTTCTATATCAGGATATTCCTTTTTCATTTTTTCATCAATCATACATCTTTGTATAAATTCTCTTTCGTGTTCACCTTGTTTAGGTTGTGGTATTGGCATTTGTTTTTAATTTTAAGTTAATAATTTTTCTATATACTTCATTTACTCTTTCCGAGTTTAATCCCCTGTTATAATTGAATTTTAATATACGTTGGATTCTTTGTAATGCTGATTGTTTACTTTTCATTTATTATTTTTAATTATTTCTATCCAAATATCTAACCAAGCAATTTGTATATCAATACTTGCTTTATATTCTCTTCCGTTTGCATTCTTAAAAATTCTAATCATTACTCCAAAATCAAACCAATCCCATAAAAAATTTATTTTCATAATCTAAATATAATTTGTTTTTGATTTACTTTCATTGTTTTCTTTTATATAATTTTCTATTATATCTTCCAATTTAAAAATTTCTTCTGTATTTAATCATTCTACAATAGTTGTTTTTATTTTTAATTTCCAATAAGTAAATCTGTGAGCTCTGTCTGTTTGTTTTTTTAAATATGTTCTCATAATAATGTTTTTAATTTTTCAAGATAAAGACAAAAATCCATAGCTTCTTCTTGTGCGTGATTTAGCCATTCTAAAGTGTTTAAATCTTCTCTATCAAGAGTAACACCATATTTAACTTTACCTACTTCAGAACGTTGTTTAAATTGCTCTATAACTGATTCTACTATACTATCTTTCATTTACTAAATCTTTTAGAATGTTGTGTGTATAATTCCATAACCTTTTTAGATGCTTCATATTCTGTAAATTCTATTTTTTGTTTATCTATTTCAAAAGTATATATCTTTAAGTTATCTGATATTTGAAACTTAATAACGTGGTACATTTTTGAGTTCTGTATTGGTTGTATGACATAAGCTAAATCATTATTCCAACATAATCTCATTGCTTGTATTTCATCTTCTTTTGGAGAATACTTTTCTATTTGCTTTTTAGCCATTTGTAACATCCTTTTTAAATATTGATTTTAATACTACAGGTGACCAAGTTTGTGTTAAACATAAATGATAAAGCATTTGCCCTAATTCATCAATATCAATATCATCATTTTCTGTTTCTATTGTTGATGTTTTTCCGTAAGATGTGTATGTTAATTTCATTAGTCTAATTTTAAAAATTCTGTTTCTGCATATTCACTGAACCATTCAGCGTTGTCTTTATATTTGTCTATTACTGCATTTATAAAAACTAATTCATCTAAAGAACTTGTTTGCAGTTTTAAAACTATTTCTTCTATACTTCTTAATATATTAGTTGTTGTTTCAGGGTCTGTATTGTAAATAATTTTAAATTCGTTTCTTACTATTTCTTCCAAGTCTTTATTTAAACTATTTATCTTGTGTTTAATTTGTTGCTTGTACTGTTGTGTAAAAAATAAATTCTCATTTGATTCTAACAGTAACTGACTTAATATTACTGATTTTAAATACTCTTGTTGTATTGCGTTTACTTCCATTGTTTTGCTTTTGTTAGTTCTAAATATGCTACTTCTTTTTCTATTCTTTGTGTGTTGTAAAATTGTGTTGTTGCAGGGTTCTTATTATTAGTTTCCCATTCTGGGATAATTAGATTTAAGTTAAAACTGTATATTCCTTTCGGAGTTGAATTAAAATACATTGGTGTATCTAAATGCTTTTCACATTCTTGTTTCATTGCATCGTACTTTTTCTTTTCAAGTAATAAAGTATTGTAATGTGTTTTTCTGCATTTAAGCTCTAATCTATGTCCTTTGATAGGACTGTAACAATCCCACCTTGACATTTGATTTTTAGCTTTAACTAAATCAGGATATACATTTTCTTTTAACCAATTAAATAAATCAACTTCTGTCCAGTTATTCATTTATTTTATATTCGTTATAAACTCTTCTTAATTCATCAAGTTTACCTTTCCAACAACTTGCACAAGAACTTATCTGTAAACGATAGTTAAATACGTTAAAATAAATATCCGATACTTCTTGTTGTTCTATCGCAGTTAATGTAGTTTGTTGAGCTGATAGATACTTTGTCAACTTATTATAATCTGATTCATTTAAACAGTTTATATTCCTATTGTATGGAAATAAATTATTTAACTTTTCCTTTCTTTCATCGCAACCACAATCTATACCTGTTGCTTCGCTAAACATTTCAACTGCTTTTTTAATTCCTGTTACTTCGGTTAGTTTTTCTATTGAATCTCCTAATCCTGCTGATTTTCTTTTTGCCATAATTTAGTAAATTTGATTATAATCGTTATTAATGTAATCCTGATAATCCTTCTGAAATTTATTACTTAATATTTCTTTGTAATTTTTAATTGAATGGAATATAGATATTAAACTTATGTTAGTTTCACTTGAAATATCTCTCATTGACATATCAGTATCTCTATAAAGTTTAAATAGTTTTCTATCGTACCAATGCCAGTTTTCTAATTCATCATCAATTAACATACATATATCATTATATGCCTTGTGTTCTTCTATGTTTGAATCATCAAATAATTCCCAGCATCCATCAATAGGTACTTTTGTTATTTTCATTTTCTTATTGTAGAACTGAAAAAACAAAGATTTTAAAGTGAAGAACATATAGCCTTTTCTTACTTTACCATTTGAGTCAATAAGTTTAGAAGCTTCAGCATACTTTATTAATGCTATATAACTCTCCTGCACTATATCTTCAGCGTAATCATATTCACCAAATTTATGGATTATTTCAATCCATTCTTTGTGATGTTTTGCTACTTGTTCCAGCCAGTTGAAGTTGTCCATATAAATGAAAATGATATTATTAATATTAGAACCTGTATAGTGTGTTCTGTTTCGTCATCAAATTCATCATCATTGTACAATGCACCAAGCATTACACCTTTAATCGGATTTATAATTATTTCACAATCGTAAAATTGTGCTATTATAAATGCAGTAAATAAAATAAAACCTAAAGTTAATGGTATCATATTAAAATAATTTTGCGTTTACTTTTGCTACTTTCTTTTCAGATATTACTTCCTTTAATTGGATTGAAAAATCAATATGTGTTAATTCAGAATCAACTTCTAATAGTTCTTCAATACAATCAGCTATTGGAGTTAAATTATATCTTGCTTCCATATCTGTTAATTCTTGTAAATATACAAGTTTTTCTTTTAAATCTTTAAAAAAACTTATTAACATTTTATTATCTGAATGGTAAAGTAACATTCTTTCGTTTGAAACTTGTAATTCTTCTAAATGGTTTTTTATTGTTGTTTTCATATATCTTCTATTTCTTGTTTAACATCATACCAATATTTACTACCTGTTTCTTTTATTAATTCATCAACTGCTATTAATGCACATTGTGTTGCATCTTCATCAATAGGAATTACAAAATAAGAATTTGAAAAATCTTTACAATTTAAAAACTTACTATGTATTTCTATTGCTTTTTCTTTTGGTGTCATAATTAAAATATATCTTTTAATGGGTCGTAAAATGCTCCTTCAACTTGTGGCAATCCAAAATTATTTACTTTAAAACTAAAGTTTTCAAATGGTGCGTTTCTTGAGCGTTTACAACTTACGGTTACTAATCCTTTGTTTACTGTGTTTAATTCCAATTGTATTTGTGTTT